CAGAATGGTATAATTCTGATATACCATGAATCACAGCAGCTTGAAACCATACAGGAGCGTAGATGTCATAATTAGTAGTAAGATTAGTAGTCGTAATATCAGGCACATTAGCTACGTATTCGTACGTTACAGTAGCCGTAGAGTCTGGTTGAGGATACAAAGTGACCTGAGATTCGCCGTCAGAGGATTCGTTCACACCACTGAAGAACAAAAATCTAGGATCGCCAGTTTCTGATCTGTCTATGTCTAGTTCATCCACATAACTCTCAGTTACAATCTTAATCGGATTATCATTAGTTGTATCTTTAAAATGTCTAGTATGAGCTACATCAGATGCTAGATCATACTCAGACGTACCAGAAGACGTTGTAAACGTACCTTGCTTATGTCTAAATACCCAAGGCATAGCTAGTAACTCTGCCATTGCCATATTTGCATAATCTATACCATTATCACGATACGTTTGGTTAGTAACCGTCAAACCTGCACGCCGTAATGCTATATCTAATATAGTCTGCGGAGTCATATTTACTCACTCGCTGTTAGAGCCAAAGCCTCGAAATCGTCATCGTATTCAATACCCGTGCTACTTAGTTGATTACCGTCTTTCCATTTCTTCTGCCACAGCTCTACAGCACGCTCGCCTTTAAGTGCGATTGCCTCTGGAGCTACAGGCACAAAATCCTCACCGTGATAGGCTTCTCCAAACGTACGCATATTCTGGAGAGCATCAATATTACCCTTACGGCGTTTCTTCGTAACTGTCGATACACCAAGAGCTTTAGCCATAAGACTCTTAGTTTCATCAGACGATCCCTGGATAAGCTGTACTAGTGCATCCGCTGTAAGAGCGTCTTTCTGGACAGCACTATCCGTAGTGGGCTTAGAGGGTTGGGTTGTCTTATTCATTTGGATTTACGTTTAGGCTTACGCTTAGTAACAGTTTTTCCTGTGGACTTAGCGTAGGACTTGGCAGCTTTCTGACCTGCCTTGGAATATGAGAACTTCTTACCACCGACGTTAGGCATTAGATTTCTCCTATTTAGGTTTCTTAGCAGTACGTTTAGATTTTACAAAAGCCTTAGCCGTAGGAGCACCTTTACTTCCAGGCTTTCGCATTTTCTCGTTAGATCCACTTTTTATACGTTTACGTTTAGCATGTATGTTTGCATACAATCCACGTTTAGCCATTATGAACACTTCCATCGTTTACGAGCTTGGCGTATTCTGCTATTAGGATCATTACGTGTTTTAGCACTAGAATTCTTAAGCTGCCCAGCAGATCTAGCGCAGTAACTCTTACGTCTTTTTGCTGCGGCTGAGCCAGGTTTAGCTTTACCAGTTACTGCTGTTTTTAACTTACTGCCAGGATTAGCACTACGGTAGGCTTTGACTCCTTTAGAAGTCATACCTGCTCCAGACTTAGTAGGTCTGTAGTTGGCTCCTTTGCCTTTTGTAGTCCTACGAATCGGATTTTCTTTGCGTGTAGCCATATATAAATCCTTATAAAATAAGGTGAGGACACCGCCTCGATGCCCCCACCTTAGTAATACTACGGCAGTTGTAACGCGATACCCATGTAGCCAGTATCATCTGCTTCGTGCAAGCAAAAACCTACTAACGGATGCGTATTGTCAGCTACTTCAACTGCGCCTGCCTGCGCGTCACCACACATAACAGGTACACCAATACCAATAGCTGAGTCATCGGTAAGAATTACCGCAACACCTCGCGTCTGAATCCACCCATAATAAGCAGACGTAAACGCGATAGGAGTAACACCAGAAACAATATAATCAGTGGTACCAATAGCAGGACGCACTTGATTATAAAGATTCCCTGTGATAGCAAAATCAGTATCAGTAGTCATCGTAACTACGATAGGATCATAGAGAACAATATCTACTTTACCGCTAGTAGTAGCACCAGTAGCACTATTAGATTTAATGCGATAATTATGCCCTTCACCCGCATCATCGGTACTGTGAAAATACCCACCTTGATACTGATTAAGGGTCGCACTAGCTAACGTAATCTGAAACTGCGAAGAACCCGCAACAGGACTATAATCACCTGCAGCGTCAAGTACAGCACCGTCAGTCTCTACAACAGCAGTTGCTGATATATCTTGCGATACAAGAATGCCAGCACCAGTGGCAGCGGCAAAACTTGCATAGCGAAACACACGACCATCAGCCAGCTCTAGTTTCTCGCCAATAGCAAACTTAGGCGTAGAGGACTCGGTATAAATACCTTGCCCGGCTTTACTTCCAATACCTCCGCCACCAACACGATTATTAGCGAAGTTATTATTAAGATACGTTGACATTTTAAATTCCTTTCCCTATGGGCAGGGGTAAACCTCCATTGGCTTGGAGGCAGGATATTAGGTTAGCGCAGTGGCGACACCATGACGCCGTGCGTTATTGATAACAAGCTGGCAACCAAACACGATATACGCAACCATCGCGAACTGATTAACAGGCTCTTTAAACGCAGTCTTCGCAAAGTTCTTACCTTGCTGTATCTTCAACTTGAGATACTTGCTGTTGATAAGATATGCGTGCTGCGACGGACAATCACGATCATACTGAATCGTGGCACCACGGAAGATAGGCGAACCTGCGTCAGCTTTGCCCGTCTCACCCGCGGCCAAACGAGCATATCCAGTACCCTCGAAAAGGTTCTGCATGTCACCGAACACCGTCAAAGTAGTAAAGATATGCGAAGGCGTATCGTTACCCTCAGAGCAGTTATTCCAGACAGCACCCAAACGCTGAGTACCAACATTGATATTGCTCGAAATACTATCTACATCCGAAGACGTAGTATCAACCTGATTCCTCCACCAAGACTCGTTAGCACGATTAATACCCATAACCGTACCGGTCGTTGGAGCATCAGCAATCAAATCCTGCAAGCCTAGCGTAGACTTACCAGTTTGAGCACTAAAGAACGCCGCATTAACGGCATCACGCGCAGTCAACATAGACTGCTGAGTCTTAGCTTCGAGGATCTTCTTAGCGGCATCACTAAGACGACCTTCGTCACGCTCAGTCATAGAGATAGTGATAGGAGTAGCAGTATAACGCCAGGGTGCATATCCCATCGTGATACCATCAACAGCATCCGTGTTGACCGTATCATATCCATCAAACCAGGTAGCAGAGTTCTTACCATACAGCAAGTCCTCTTGGATCTCTTTACCACCGGCTTCGACCTCAGCATTAGCCGACAACATCTTCAACAACGGATATTCATCAAAAATATTATCCGTCAAACGCTTGCGCTTGGAACGCATCGTGAGAGTCCACGCCGCATCCCATGTTTCAGTAGTACTAGTAGCAGCCATAATAATTTACTTTCTAGGTAAATCCTAATTTTTTAAGCCCTGTGAGGACTTCAGTATCTGACAGATCTCCATTAGACTGTCCCATACCACCTCCTCGCGGAGCAACACTTTGTTGAGCATTACGAATTATGTTCCTAGAATCAACGTTACCTTCCGATCGGCGACCAGACGCCATCTCGTATGCCGTGCGTACTGTGTGAGGTTGACCGGTCTCACGGTTAGGTAATCCTCTAAGTCTAGAAATTTCCTCATGGTAATCCTTCAACGCTTCCTGGCTGTGACCCGCTTGGACAGCTTCCTGAATTTCTCCAGAAACTTTGTCTTCAACTCGGGTCTGTTCTCCACCGCTCAGATACTGAACATTTTGCTGAAGTGTGCCAAGTTCTTGCTGTAAGGCTTGAACCTGACTTAGTAGTGGGTTTACAACGGCATTTGCAATACCTTCAACTACTACAGCTTCATCATACCCATTGTTACCGGGAGTGAATCCAAAATTCTCTAGTACGGACGGTGACGCCTGAGCCTGCGCATTAGGATCTTGGTTTTGTGGTGTAGGGTTTTGTGCGTTAGTTATCTGCTGCGTTGCACCTAGTGCATTACTATATTGTGCAGTAACGTCTTCCATTTGTTTTTGTGTGTCGCGTAATTCCATGTTGGTCTTATTGACCATACCGTATATGTTACGCATAGTGCGTAATTGCGGTTTCCACTCTTCTGGGACTTCTTCCTCGCGAACAGTGGACCAGTTTACATTATACGGATCAAAACCTTCCTGTGGAGCCTCAGACTGCGTAGGATCGCCCATACCTGCATCTTCCAAAAGACCCGAAGTGTCCTCTGTAAGATCGGAACCGACAATACCTAGATCTTCTTGTTCTGGGGCTTCTGCCATTTCGGTCATACGTTACCTCGTTACGAAGCTATCTTTGATTGGATAGCAATGATTACGTCAGCCTGTTCCTTAACACGTGTAGAAGCTATCAATACTCCTGAAGGATCATACACCTTATAAGGACGCTGCTGACCTGCGACAGTACGAATCTCGTACTTACTCGAATCCATGCTTTTTCTCCAGTTGTTTTAAGTCTTCCATGTTAGCAATAAACTCTGTATCTCCTAAACCACGTTTCTTCCTAGGCGTGTACCCCTTACCGCCGTGGTCTGGACCTTGGTATTCTTCTGGATACTCATGAGTCTTAGAACCCCCAACACTATCTGCGGCCTCTATGCAATTATACTTTTTGAGCAACCGCTGCTTGTGTGAGTAACTTTCTACAACCTCACCAAACCCAGGATGGTATTTACCGTACATGCCAGGATTGTGAGGGTTAAAGTCAACTATACCTTTTACGCGGCCAAAATGAATCTGCATCTCGACACCACACTGCGCGCACTTAGGTTTAACATCCGCTACAATGTCGCGTAACTCATGACCGCAGTCGCAAAAGTAATCATGATTAACGGCCATTATCCTGTCATACCTCCTTGACCTGTAAGAGTCGCTACATCAGCTGTAGCTGCTTCTTGGGTTTTCTGAGCATTAGATCTAACCTGACCTATAATACCTTCTTCGCTATTTAACAACCTACCATCTACCGAAGGTTGACTCCCTCCCCCACCACCCCCGCTAGCCATAACTGATTGTAACATTTGCTCATGCATAGCAGCATGTTGCTGTACTATTTCTAATACCTGCTGTTGTTGCTGCGGTAACATTTGCTGTAGCTGAGGCAAGCCCATAACAACATTAGGATTCTGTTGTTCCATGTGTGCCATATGATCCATGCCTTCTTCTACTGGAGGCATCTGACCCTGTAGCATTAAACTTAGCTCTATCTGAATCAACGCGTTAAGATCGCCGTCAGCACCTTTGAATAACTTATCTACAGAGCGTTTCCTAAACGACTTAATCAAATCTCTAGTAACCTGAGCTTGATCAATCATAGGATTGCCCATAAGACGATCATACAACATAATAGAGTTTTCTTGCTCTAGCTCTTCAACCAACGGATGCATAGAACCAGCGTCTAGATCTAAGATAAAATCAAAGTTAAAATCCTGACTCGTAAGTACTCGATACTCCATGCCCGCAGCATCCTTAGCTACATTAAGCATAAAGCTATTAGGTATATACCTTACATCTTGGAACATCCTAAACATGTTACCAACAATAGTGGTATATACATCTGCTACTTTGGATTGCATCCACTGACGGTTTAGCGACCCTTGAGATGCTATTAGTGCGCTTTCTGTAGCAGTCTTACGACCTTCTGACCCACCTGCGAGATCACTTACATGTAGACTCTGCTCTTCGTAGCTACGTGCATCACCTTCGATACCTAGCTGATCATTAGGCACCTGACCCCAATTAGCTTCTCGAATACTACTGATGTCATGTAACCCAATAACATCCCCGTCTTTAGCATCCCGTACGTTATCTACAAGATTAGCATTACGCTGGATCTCAGTTTCATTAGCCCATACAACACGCGGGAACCTACGTAGAATATCCACACGCCTGCTTAATGACTCTACAATAATATTCTGTAGATCCTCAACGTACTTCATAGGAGGCTCTGGGAAATACGAACTCTCCACAGTATCAAACTTAACAGGAATATACTGAAAGCCCTTAGACATGATAAACCCAGGAGCTTCTTCAAGTCCTATAAGATTCTCACCCTGGTACATAGCTTTAGTCTTAATAAAAGGATGAGTTTCTGAGTGTATCTCTTTTTCGTGACCGTCTAAGAATGT